CCGCAACCGCCGCAATGGGCACCGGCTTGCCGCTCGCTCGTCCCCGATAATCGCCCGAGTGAAAACGACGACTGCCCAACCCTCCCCCTCGACCAGCGACTTCTCAGGCCACACGCCCATGATGGCGGGGCGTTTGCTCCAGAGAAAATCGAGCTCTCGGGCAAAAAGCAACGCCAAAACTTACGCCGATTTACATCGGCTAAAAGCGAGCGATTAGCCGAGTTTCGGCAGCCCAAAACCGAAGCCGAAAACGGGCCCGGTCTTCTTCGCTTTGACGGTCTCCGCCTCTTCCTCGCGCGGCCCCACGTCGAGGTCGTCGATCATCTTCTGCAGCTCGACCAAGCCGGCTGCCATGGCGACCTTGTAGGTGCCCATCGACCTCGGTTGCTGCTTCAGGACGTGCCAGTCCTCGCCGTACTGTTCGATCAGGCGCCAGCGGTAGGCGCCCTCTTCTTCCTCGACGACGGTGACGGCGATTCTGCGGAGGTCAGGCATGGCCGCATGGTCCGGCAGCTTTCGCCGGATCGGTGTCGGACGGGCGCGAAAGTCTGCGCCGCTGCCAGCAAAAAAACGCCCAGCGTATAGCCGGGCGGAATCGTTGAGTGTCGCAACACAACGGCCCCATCAATGAACGAAAAACCCTGGGGCGCCGCTACCATAGCGGACGACGGCGGTTCCTGTGTCAGACGGGTTCGGAATCTTTCGCCATCCCGAATCTGCGTCGGCGCCGCTCTCTTAAGAAATTTCCGACACGCCCATGCGCACCGTTCCGGTGTGTCGGGCGCGGCAACTCTTCAGCATCGACAGTTTTCAGACGCCTGGAAGCGCTGCCGTGTTGCCCATCGACTACCTTCAAGAAATCGAAAACGCCAGCTTTCCTCTAGAGGAAGCTGATGCCGCCAGGATCAAATGCGTCGAACTGCTTTGCGCAGTCGGCTATCTGCAAGCCACGGTCTCGGCGGCCATTAACAACGAACGGCGCGCCCGAGTCGCGCTGATTACCTGGCAGGGACGAACCGCCCTCGCCAGCCGGAGATCCGGAGTTACGAAGAGCTCCTGAGCACCTGGCCTCTACGACTGCCCAGGCCGCGTCCGGTTGAGTTCAGCGCGCCCGCGCGGCGTGATGCGCAAAATCACGCCTCCACGTTTGCCAGCGTCGTCTAGGTCAGGAAGGTTTGCCTCGATGAGTCCGGCGGCAACCAGTACAGCTGCGCATTGAATTTCCACATCCTCATGGATGGCCAGAGGGAACGAGGCATCTTCGATGCGCCGGAGAAAGTCCATCGGCATGGTTGTGCCTGGTTTGGAGTTGAGCAAGCGCGCCGATTCTACTCAGGGGTTTCGCCTGTACTTGGCATTTCCCACTCAGCGCCACCTTCGCCATTGTCTGCCGGCGTAGGAGAGCCACCTTCAGGAAAAGGCGTCAACTGGATACGGCCGCTTCGCTTAGACGCTGCCACCCTGCGCATAGGGCGCCCTGTTCGGGGCTGCACCAACAGGAGCATAGAAATGGCAGACGACACGAAGAAAACCGGCCTCGACCGCAAGCTGATCTCGCTCGAAGAGCCGCACGAGGTGCGCTCCTGGACGGAATCCTTGAAGTGCTCCGAGACTCAGCTGCGCGATGCAGTCAAGGCTGTCGGCAACTCCGCCGAGGCTGTGCGTGAATACCTCGCCGGCAGAATCTGATGAGCCAGATTCGGCGCATCGCCGTCCACGTCGACGAACCGGACCCTGGCCATTTCTACTGGGTGCTCATGGAGGAAGGCGACGACGCCAGCCAGTGGGTAGAGCTCGAATCGGCACCAGAACCTACCGAGATGTGGATCGATGCGTTCCAGGCCGGCTCGGCAGCGCTGCTGGGCTATGTGCCCGACGAACGCATCGGCCCCCGCACGGCAGCCGACGACGAAGATGCGAGCCCAGTCGGTTGACCATGTGGAAGCCGGACAACCCCATCGTCATCGCTGGCGACGTCCTGACGGACAAAGAAGCCTGGTGGCTCGAATTCTCGAGAGAGTTCCACGAGCTGTGCGAAGGGATGGTCGACCATGAATGGCTCGCCGGCTTTGCCGCAACCCTCTACCCGTTGAACTGTGATCGCCCGCCCCGTGAGTCAGCCCAAGTGGCGTTCGCGACGCTGAGCTATGAGCATCCAGAGATGGAAGCGGAGTCATCCGAAGGGCCGGCACCGGACCCCAAGCCCGGCTTGCACTAATCCCACTGCTGTTCACAGCAACAATTGATCTTCTGGAGGCTTAGCCGCAGCCTTGGGCGGCAGAGGCTCCGGAGTCATGACCAGGCGCTCGGCCGGGTACTGGCGCATGAACTCGAACGATTCCTGAGGCGTCGCGTCGAGCCAAGGCTCGTACTGCGCCGGCGGCAGGATCACAACCAGGCGCTTGTCCTGCATGTGAGGCGGCCGCTTGGGGTCTGGCCGGTGCATGTGCATGAACAGCGGATGGTCGTCGCCATTGATCGTGAGCATCGTGAAGCTCAGCTCCCACTCGCCCGTCGCCGGGTTCTTCCAGGGCGACCAGAGCCCGGCGACGCCGAGGGTTTCATCGTTGGCGGCGGTGAACCGCGTCGGGATGGCCTTGCCCGTGCGCCAGTCCGGCTCATAGATCGCCTCGCACGGAATGATGCAGTGCCGCGGCTTCGCCCACGCGTTCTTGAAGCTGGCGAGCTGCGCGACCGTCTCCGTGCGGGCGTTGTACGTCCGCAGGCCGTATTTCACTTCCTTCGCGAATCCAGGCAGCAGGCCGAAGCGCCCCTCGACGAGTTCCAAGTCCGGCACTGCCTCATCGCCTGAATCCCTCTCGGGCGGCCGGCGAATGAAAGGCGCCGTCTGGGTCGGATAGATGTGCATGCCGCCGGGCGGCGGCTCCCAATGGGGCGGCAGCTTGACGCCCATCTTTTCCAGCTGACGGCGCCGCTTTTCGGCTTGGTAGTGGGAGCACATGGCGCATTCTGGGTGCGGCGACCCGCCGCTGTCCACGTCGCCATGTAATTCAAAGTACTGTATATTCATACAGTATGAGAGTCCGAGTTGAGCTGCGCCGACAGGCGGGCCGTTTCATCGCCCGCTTCCGAAAGACCGAGGGGTTCACTGGCGACCTGACGACCATGCGAAAGATGGTCTGGGACCGGCAAGTACCGTACCTCACGATCCATTTGGAGCCTCGGCAAGGCCACCCGGGACTTCGCTTTCCGGGGCCCGAGCTTTTTGAAGCGAGGGTGACGGAGGTCTCGGGCGACGTGATCCGTTTTATGGGCTGGGAAATCACGCCCGAGCTGTGCTGGTGCGTGCAGGAGTGGGATTGCACGCTGTTGGATGTCCACCGGAGATGACCATGAGCAAAATGAAGGTGCTGCGCCAAGACTGGTTCGACAGGTACGTGGCTGCGATGCTGAAGATCGAGCCGCGACTCGCCCCTGATGACATCTGGGATGAGGCGTGGGAACTCTATGAAAGCAGAGGCCACGAAGACCCGGCCACGGTCGCGCGGCAGACCGCGCGCGTCGACGAGGCGCCGCGAGAGGAGCTCATCCTCGGCGTGAACACGCCGGCCTGGATGACGCCGGGGGCCACAGTGCCGCCCGGCTGGAGGTTCGAAGATGGGCGCTGGCGCAACGATTGAAGACGAGCTGCTCGAGATGGCGCGAAGAGTCGGAGAACTTGGGCCCGACGAGCCGATGCGGCCGTCTCTTCGAGAGTTTGCCGACTGCGTGGCGGGCCGCTGTGCACGCATCGGCGATCTCTATGGGGACTTGGACCGGAACGCCGGCGATCACATCCGGGCGGTCATGCATGAAATGCCAGAGCTGCTACCGGCCGCCGCAAAGGTCCCGCCATGCGAGTGAAGATGAGACCCAGATACCGAGGCGGCACGCGACTGAGCAAGCGGGAGTTCGTCGACCAGCCGTGGTTGTGCGGCATGCTGACACTGAGAGACGTAGAAGGCCGGCCGCAGCTTGGGCTTTGGGAGGCACGCCCAGACACCATGCCGCCACCACTGGGCCTCCTCTGGCGGCCCGAAGTAGTTGCCTGCGCATACGACACCATCAGCTTTGCAGGGGCCGAGCAGGTCAACGGGCGATGGTGCTATCAGGTCTGGTACTGCGAAGTGCACAGCCTGCCTGGCGCCCTCTCGTTAAAGCTGCTGGAGGCTGCTGCGGCGACGAACCATGAGCCAAATTGAAGTTCTTGGGGAGCTCTCCTACGCTGCAGCCCCCACCGGCGGGCATGATCGAGACGTTATGTTGCTCGAATCACCATGGCAAAACAAGGCCCCGAATTTGTGGCGTCCCTGCAGATATGGAGGGAAATGGAACGGCTCGCTCGTGAAGCGGAGGCATGCTTGAACAAGAAGCTCGTCGCCTACTTTCGGGGAGAGTGCCCTGCGCCTAGTCCAGAGGATCTCGCACTGGCGAAGCACGCCAGAGAGGTGGCCAAACGTCACCTCGCGAAAGCGCTCGGAAAATCGATGTCCCGGTAGAACCGCGCCTCTGATTAATTGGCGGTCGCCCGGATATTGCCTCAATCGGGCTCCGTCATTTGGCCTGCCACCCATGCTAGGCATTGCGCCCTCAGTTCCGCAATCCCCACCTCTCGCGACGTTGCAGGCTTAGCCAACACGAGCTTGCAGCGATGGGTGCGCCCTAGGGAAATGTCTACGGTGCCGGAAAAGCTGCTGCTATCTTCTGCCGGCAGAATAAACAAATCGAACCTCCACTCTCCGTGATGAAAACGCTCCGAAGGCGCCATAGCGTTGCTCCAGTACTTTCAAATCGGCTAAGGGAGATAGATCGTACTATTTGCGGCGTCAGCGCGGCCAGGAATCGATCAGCCCCGTGCGCTTCGATTTCTCGCATTTTTAGCCCGCGTTCCTCGGCTTTCATGTGAACGATGACGGAGAGGATGAGACGGTGCTTCCGGCCTCGCCTCGATGAGGGACACTGGCACGAGACAATGAGACATGAGCCAAACTGAATTTTTTACCGAGCCCGCCACCATCCTGCGCATGCCATCGTGGCTGGGCAATCAAGCGCATGAAGACCGCGAGCTGCCCCTGGCGCCTGGCGATTACAAGGTGACGCCGGGCGACCGTTGGACCGTCGTGTGCCTAAAGACCGGCGACTCCGTCTACAACGGCATCGGCCCTGTCGAGATCGTGCGCGAGCGCGCTGCAGCCTGAGTCGAATGATGGCAAATCTTTACCTCTCGATGACCGATGCGCTCATCAAGCACTGGAAGGCGAATGGCAACGCCTACCCCAAGAAGTTCATTCTCACGCCAGCCCAGCACAAGGAATACGTCGAAAGCCGCCTCAAGGGCATTGGCGGCCACAACGTGGACGGCAGCATCCACATGGACGTGCCGGTTGAGATCGCCGAGGGCACCCCTGGCGTGATGGTGGCCGCGGACGGCACCGAGGTTCCGCTTCAGTGAACGTGCCTCTGCTTCCGGCCCATCGCTGAATCAGCACAGCGTGAGCTGGCTGAGAGCGAATCGACACCAGTACTATCCGGCCGCATGACACCACCCATCGAACCGCACTGGATCGCATATGCGTCACCTGTCGTCGCCTTGCTCGCCGCAATCATTGCCGCAGGTGTTGCTGTGGCGTTTGGCAGGATGCAAGCCAAGATTGCGAGGCAGCAGGCCGACACGGCCAGAACGAAACTACAACTGGACCTTTTCGACCGGCGTCTGGTCATCTATAACGCGGTGATGTCCGCATGGCGACGTGTGGTTACCAAAGGCGACTTTCCATCTGAGCAGATAGATCCTTACCTGCTCGGCACAAATGGTGCTCGCTGGCTGTTTGAGGACGAAGTCGCGAAATACGTGGATGAGACCTTTTTGGGCATGCTCATCGAACTTGAGTTTGCAAACGCCGGCTTGTTGGGCGCCCGTGGATCCGGTGCCGATGTGCAAACAAAGGCGGCTGACACACGGGCAAAACGCTTTAATGAAATTGCCGAGCAGCACCGGGTGATAGATCAATTGTTCTCGCCGTACCTGAAGCTCAAGCACTAGGCATGCGGGGGACACAACCCCGTAATAAGCCGTAACAATCGCCCCCCGCCCGGCGCGCCGCAGCCCCCACGGTGGCGCGGTCCAGCACCTCCCCGACTAGGTCGTAAAAACCGCTACCCGAAGCGCGCGGGCTCGGTGGGGGTTAGACCGCGCGCCAGCGGGTGCAGGCGGCGCCGGGCCGGTGCGCCGGGGTGCCTCGGCCTCGCAGGGATGCGGCAACAGGCTCAGACGGCCCGTGGAGACACTTTGGCGGCACCGGCGAGGGCGCGAGACACCGGGCGCAAAAAAAGGGCGCCATGGGGCGCCCTGCGGGTCGTTTGTCGAAACCGTCAGGCTTCGGCCGGCGGTGGCGGGTCGGTGAACCGCACCAGTTCGTCCCCTGCCCAATCGTTCAACTCACGGAAACGTTGCATCAGCGGTCGGATCTCGTTGTCGACGAACACGCGCAGCGCGTCGGGCGCATTGCCGAAGCCGCCGGCGTTGGTGGGCACGATGCCCAGCAGTCCAGGCGGCACGCGATGAGCAGCAAGCACGTCGTCCTTGCTGACGTTCTTGATCGCCGCGAAGTCGTCCTTCGCCGCCACCTCGCTGACCGGAATCAGCTTCAACCCGTCGGACTTGCCACCGGGCATGTGCAGAAACAGATTGCGAAAGTTGCCCGGCCCCTTCGAGTCCTTCAGTGCCTTGCGCAGCGCCTCGGCATCGTCGTTGTCGACCTGGCCTTCGGTCAGGTACAAGATGAACCCGGCATGCGAGCCGTTGGCGTAGTACTTGCGCCGGAACATCGTCGCGGCCTCGTTCAACCAGGCGGACTGCAGCGCGCTCAGGTACTCGGGCAGGCCGTAGATCTCCTGATTGATGTCGTCCTCGCGCAGATGGAACACCGACCCCTGCCGGAACTCATGCTCTTCCTGCCAGCTGCGCACGAAGAAATAGCGCCCATCCTCCTGCCCGCGCCGCGTGTACTTGGCCAGCGAGTGCTGCAGCGCCATCGCCCGGCCGGTGAAGGCGCGCGGCTGTTCAAGGTAGGCATTGCCGAAGACAAGAAAGTCCAGCGCCCAGGCCCCAAACGTCGCGCTCGACAGGCGCGGGTGCGGCACGAACATCGACTTCAGAAGATTCCGCTTCAGGTAGATCGCCGAGCCATGGTGCGGCGATGCCCGGAACGCGTTGGCCAACCCTTCCCAAGGCAGAGGCGGCTCGTACCAGCGGCCATTGAACATGCTCTCGACGTAGTCGAGCAGCTGCAGCCGGCTCACCGGCTCGGGGTCGCCGAAGCTGAACGCCTCGACCGCGCTGCCATCGCCTTGCGCCATCAACGTCGTCGACGATGCCACGGCAGGCGTGCGAGTGAGGGCCACCGCGCGCCCTTGTGTGGCCTTGCTGGCCTTGCGTTTGCTCATTCAAAAATCTCCATGCGGGAACTGCCGCCGACCACGTCGCCGGCCAGCGTTTCGTTATCCAGCGCGTGCATCGTTGCCCACGCCAGGTCTGCGTGGCCGGTCTCTTCGGATCGGCCAGAGTCATAGGTCACGTTCCGGCCGCTGGCGGTCATCACGCGCTTGATCGCCATGAAGGCGGCGGCAATGTCGGTCCATCCGGCATCGAACTCGAGCCGACCCTTGTGAATTACCTGCTGCGCTTTCAGCACAAGGCGTTGCTTCACCTCGATGCTGTATTGGTAGCCCTTCACCTGCGGAAAGAACTTTTTCACGATCTGGTGCACACCTTCGCCAAGGCCTGTCTTGTCGATGCCGATGTGAACCACGTTGTATTGCTGCGTGATACGGCGGATCGCCTCGGCCTGCGCCTCGAAGTCCGACCCCTTGAACTGCTCGCGGTGCAGGATGCGGAACTTGCCGCCAGGCACGCGAGGCGGGGCCACCACCACCAGCGCCGCCGCGTCGCCCTTGTCCGAAGGGTCATAGCCGACCCACACAGGGTTATGCGCGTAAGGCCGCAGCCACAGCGGCTTCACGTCGGCCCAGGTCTCCCAGCTGTCGACCATGCAGGCCTGCATCTGCGCCAACGTGAACAGCGACAAGCTGTCGTCGATGAACTGGCACATGAACAGGTTCGCGAACTCGTCGAGGCTGTATTCCTCGCGCAGCTCGGCGATATCGAACAGATCGAAGCCCATCGCGACCGCGTCTTCCACGGTGACGATGTCGCGCCACTTCCGATCCAGGCCAAGCACGCCGCCGCGCAGCGCCTTGTGGCTCGTGTTGATGCGCACATGGTCGCGCTTGGCGCGGCCCTTGTTCCTGTCGTCGCCGGTCCAAAAGCCATAAGCCTCGTGCGACATCGCCGACGGCGTGCTGAAGTACGTCTTTCGCCAATGCTTGTGCGAGGCCATCGCGCTGGCCAGCTTGTTGATGGTCCTGAACCGAGGAACCCAGAAAAATTCATCGAAGTAAAAGTCGCCGTGATACGACTGGGCCGTCATTGCATTGGTGCCCAAGAAGATCAGCTCGGCGCCGTTCCACAGCTTGAGGTTCTCGCCCTTCAGCTCGACATCGGCCTCCTTCGCAAAGTCGACGATGTAGCTCCGGAACTGGTGGGCCTGCGCCTTCGAGGCCGACAGAAATAGCTTGTTGCGTCCCTCTCGCGCGGCCGACAGCAGGGCCTCACGCGCGAAATAGAAGGTCGCTCCAATCTGCCGAGACTTGAGCACCAGGCGCGTGCGCTGCAGTTGCTGATCGAACCAATTCTGATGAAATGGAAAGTTCGACTCGCGCAGCTTTTCTTCCAGCAACGCGACCTGCTCTTCGCTGAACTCGTTGCGCTTGGGCTTGCGTTTAGGGCCTGCGTTGCGCGCCGCAATCGCCGGATTCAGATCGCCCTCTTTGCCGGTCTGCTGGTACTTCTCGACGCGTGCGGTGCGCTCCAGCTGCCGGCCCAGCAGGTCGATCTCTTTGTAGTCGCCGCCTGTTTTTTCCGTCTTCAGGATCAGCTGAATCAGCCGCACTTCGAGCGCACCATTCACCCGGTCGAGGGGCTGCGCGTCATCCCATTTGTCCGCTTCCTTCCAGCCGTACACGGTCGATGCCGGTATGCCCAGATGCTCGGCGATCTGCTTGACCTTCCAGCCAGTCCAAGCGAGGAAACGCGCCGCCGTGCGGGGTTGCGCCGCAGGCGTCAACGTGGCAATCTGCCCCGACTCAGTCGCCGGCACGCTGCCTGACACGGCAGCAGGTTTCGCCACCACATGAGCGCCAGCAGCTCGCACACGCTTGCGCGGCGCGGCTTTCTTGGCAGCAGAAACGGCCCGGCCAACACGACCGGGCGCAGCGGATTTGATGGGCATGCCGCCGAGGTTGCCCGCGCGCGCGAAGCGTCGCCATCACCCTCAACAGTCCCCGCCACTGCCACATTCGGCGCAGCTTGAGCGCGCACGGCACCACGGACACCATTGGCTCGCACGTCGCAACACCCCTGCGGCAACCATCAACCAGCAGCGAGCCAAGCCAATGACCACAACCGCGAAAAAGCCGGTTTCCAAGTTCTTCCGTGTTGCCGTCGAAGGCGCCACCAGCGACGGGCGCGTCATCGACCGCGCCATGCTGGAACAGATCGCCGCCACCTACGACCCGAACGTCTACGGCGCTCGCATCAACATGGAGCACATCCGCGGATTCAGTCCAAGCAGCGAGTTCGGTGCCTACGGCGACGTGCTGGCTGTGAAGACCGAGCAAGTAGAGATCGGCGGCGCGAAGAAGCTGGCGCTGTTCGCGCAGATCTCCCCCACCGACGAACTGATCGCCATCAACAAGAAGCGGCAGAAGGTCTACTCGTCCCTCGAAGTCCGGCCGAAGTTCGCCGACACCGACAAGGCCTACCTGATTGGCTTGGCCGTCACCGACAACCCGGCGAGCCTGGGCACGGAAATGCTGGAGTTCGCGGCCAAGAACCCGAGCGCCAACCCCTTCGCCGCGCGCAAGGACCATCCCGATGACCTCTTCACCGCGGCCGAAGAAGTCACCCTCGAATTCGAGGAAGCACAGGACGAAGGCGCGGTCGCCAAGTTCCGGGCCGTCATCGCTGGCGCCCTGGCCAAGTTCGGCGCCAAGACCGCCACCGACGACGCGCGCTTCGCCGCGGTGGGCGATGGTTTCACCCAACTCGGCGACGCCTTCGCCGAGCACGTCACAGCCACCACTGCAAAGCTGTCCGCGAGCGACCAGGTCATCGCTGAGCTGAAAAAACAGATCAAGGACATGCACGACAAATACGCGGCGCTCGACACCACCGCCGCCGATCCGAAGCGCCCGCCTGCAACCGGCGGCGCCGCCGCCCTCACGACCGATTGCTGACCCACAAGGGCAGCGCTCTCAAATCTCTTAGCAACACCCAAAGGCAGCACACACCATGCGCAAAGAACTCCGCCTCGCCATCGCCGGCTATTTCTCTCAGCTGGCCAAGCTCAACGCAGTCGACAACGTCGTCGAGAAATTCAACGTCGTTCCACGCGTCCAGCAGACCCTCGAAACCAAAACGCAGGAATCGAGCTCCTTCCTGAAAAGCATCAACATGGTCGGGGTGACCGAGCAGATCGGCGCCAAGGTCGGCGTCGGTGTCTCGGGTCCCATCGCCGGCCGCACCGACACCAGCGTCAACGGCACCCGCCAGCCGCGCAACGTGGTCGCGCTCGACGACAACGACTACCGGTGCGTTCAGACCAACTTCGACACCTTCATTCGCTACGCCACGCTCGACGCATGGGCCGGTTTCCCCGACTTCCAGAACCGTGTGCGCGATGCCATCATTCGCCGCCAAGCGCTTGACCGCATCGCCATCGGTTTCAACGGCACCAGCATCGCCGCGACCACCGACATCGTCGCCAACCCGCTGCTGCAGGACGTGAACAAGGGCTGGCTGCAGCAGCTGCGCGAGCACGCACCGCAGAACGTCGTTGCCACCGGCGACACCACGCCCGGCAAGGTCATCGTCGGCGCGGCTGGCGACTACGCCAACCTCGATGCCGTCGTCTTCGATGCCATCACGCTGCTCGACGAATGGCACCAGCAAGACCCCGGGCTCGTCGCCGTGGTGGGCCGCAGCCTCATGCACGACAAGTATTTCCCGATGGTCAACGCCGAGAACGCGCCGACCGAAATGCTGGCGGCCGACATCGTCATCAGCCAGAAGCGCGTGGGCGGCATCAAAGCCGTCACCGTGCCCTTCTTCCCGGCCAACAAGGTGCTCATCACCACGCTGGACAACCTGTCGATCTACTGGCAGCGCGACGCCCGCCGGCGGAACCTGAAAGACGTGCCCGAGCGTGATCGCATCGAAAACTACGAGTCGAGCAACGACGCCTACGTCGTCGAAGACCTCGGCCGCGCGGCGCTGGTCGAGAACATCGAGCTGACCGCCTAACCCGCGCCCACGCAGGCGCCAAAAGGCAGACATCCGTCTGCCGCGAAGCCGCCGCGCGGGCCACCACCGGCCCGCGCCTCAGCAACATCAGATCAGGACAACGACCATGCGCCCACTCAGCCCCGCCCAGCGCCACCGCGCACGCATCCTGCAGGAGCAAGCCCAGCAGGCCAGCCCCTACGGCACCGAACTCACGGGCGACGCCTATGGCCTCATGCGCGTCAAGCTCTCGCAGGACAAGGGCCGCATCGGTCAGGTCCAGTCGCACGAGCGTCGCGCCGAACTCAAGGCCAAGCTGCTGCCCGAATACTTCGACTGGATCGAAACCGCCATCACCAAGGGCACCGGCGCCCAGGATCAGGTGCTGACCACGATCATGGTCTGGGCCTTCGATGCCGGCGTCTACGAACTCGGCTTGCAGATCGCCGAATACGTCATCCGCCACCGCATGCCCATGGCCGACGACTACAAGCGCAGCCCGGCCGCCATCGTCATCGACGAACTGTCCAATGCCTACCTCAAAGGCCAATGGGCACCGAGGGACCTGTACGTCGACGCCGAGGGCACGCGCCAGCTCGTCCCAATCGACGCCACGGGCCATCCCGCCGCCGCGCGTGCACGCGCAGCGGCCCTGCTCATCGCGGCCGACAAGCTCACCGAAAGCCAGGATGCGCCCGACCAGGCGCGCGCCAAGCTGCAAAAGGCCATTGCCTACGCGGCCCTCGGCAAAGTGCAGACCGCAGAAGATCCCGACCTCACCGCCATTGAGCCCGCCGCCCTGCAGGAAGCGCTCACGCGCTTGCAGCGCGCGCTGGAACTCGACAGCAATGCCGGCGTGAAAAAGGACATCGAACGCATCGAACGTGCGATTGCCAAGGCCGACAAAACGGTCGACACCGAACCGCCTGCCGAACCGCCGGCAGCAGCCAACCAACAACCCGCTACGAAGACGGCCCGTTCCACCGCCGCAGGCAAGGCCAGCGCCAAGCCACGCAGGACGGCGGCCCGCAAGTAGCGCAACCGAGCACCCCACGTGCAGGGCGGCCCGTGGCGCAACGTGAAAGGCTGACGCCTCACCACTCGCGCCACGGCCACCGCCCACCTACACACACCGAGCCACCATGTCCCTCATCGCCGCCGCCCCGCCCCTCGTGCGCACCACGCCTCCCAGCGACCCTGCGCCACTGGGCACGGTATCGGCCGGCGACTGGTGGCCAACGGTCGACCTCGCCGCCCTTCGCGACGCCATGCGCCTCGACGGCACCATCACGCCGCAACGCCTGCTGCCTGCCGTGCAGGAGGCTGTCGCCACCACTGTCGGCCTGCTCGCTACCTGGGCGCAAAGCCGCCAGGATGAAGGGCGCGCCAGCTTGGCCGCGGTGCCCGCGCTGCAGGTCGACGGTGAGTCCGTCAACGTCCAGCGCTACCGCCGCGCCGTGTATTGCCACGCCAAGGCCAACCTCATCGAGCGGTACAGCGACTACGACACCACCGGCCGGGCACGAAAAGACGATCAGGAAGAGACGCGCGAGACCCAGGCCGAGCAGTACCGCCGAGACGCCACATGGGCCGTGCGCGACATCCTCGGCAGCACGCGTCTCACCGTGGAGCTGATCTAGCCATGCCGCGCACAGTCATCGCCCAGCAGAACGACACGGTAGATCTGCTCTGCCTGCGCCACCTGGGAGCGACGGCCGGCGTCACCGAGGCCGCCTACCGCATGAATCCGGGTCTTGCTGACCTCGGCCCCGTCCTGCCGCTCGGCCGCGCAGTCATCCTGCCCGACCTCCCCACCAACACCGCGCGCATCGAGACGGTGCAGCTCTGGGATTGACTCACCCATGCCAGAAGCCACCACCGCTCTCGCCATCGCCGAAGCCGCGGGCTCCAAGTTCGGGCCTATCGGCTACGTCCTGGTGCTGCTCATCCTGGCGCTGGGCACCGGCATCTACTGGCTGCTCGCCCGCAATCAGCAACGCCTCTCCGGCGCCGATGCCGATGGCCAGATCGAAGCCTTGTCTGTCTACAAGGAAATGCTCAAGACCGAACGCGAGGCGCGGATCTCGGCGGAAACGCGGGCAGACCAATTCGCACGAGAACTGCGCGAAGCCATGCAGACGCTCGGAAAGCTCGAAGGGCAGCTGCAGGCAGTGAATGCCGAACTCGGTCGCGTGCGGCAAGAGCTTGAACTCATGAAGGGGCAGATCAATGGCAACCATCACGGATAGCCAACTCGCGAGCCTCGAAAAAGAGGCCCGCCGCGCACGCTGGATCGACCGGAACAAGCACGTCTTGATGCTCATCGTCGTCGCATGCTTCGCCCTCGCCGGCGCGGTCGCAGGCATGGGGGTCGGGCACTGGCTCGGCGTGCAACAGGAACGCGCCGAACGTGTGACGGAGATCCAGCGCTTGCAGGGCTTGCTCGGCCAAGCCATCGGCCGGCTGGGTCCGATTGCGAACCAGGTGGAAGAGGCCGTCGAGACGGCGCAGCAGGCCGCGAACACCGCGAGCGAGGCCGCCGGCAAGGTCGACGACGCTGCCGTGCGCGCCGGCAGGGCCGCGGACAAAGCCACCACCGCCGCAGCGAAGGCAGGCGCAGCTGCCAGCACCGCGCACCAAGCGGCACGCCCCGCGCCCGCACCGGCACCGGCCACGCTCGCCACCCGCGAGGTTCTGGAAACCAACCGTCGATTGAAGGAGAACCGGAAATGAAGCGCCTTGCCATGGTCGCCATGTTGGCCTTGCAGCTGGCCGGCTGTACCACTCACGCGTCGCGTTGCCCTCTGCTGCCAGAACCACCGGCACGGCCGACCGCGCAACAGCTCGACGCCTACACCGCGCAGCTCGTGCGCCTCTACGGCCAGTGCGCTGGCGACACCCCATGACCATCACCCTCGCCCAGCTCATTGCCACCGGCATCACGCCCGCCGTCGCCCGCGCTTTCTTGCCGCACATGGCCACCGCTTTCGAGCGCTTCGACATCAACACCCCGCGCCGCATGGCGGCTTTCATCGGCGAGTGTGGCCACGAGTCCAGCGCCTTCACTCGGCTCGAAGAAAACCTCTACTACACCGACCCCACCCGCATCGCGAAGATGTTTAGCGCCCTGCGCCAGGTCGAGCGTGCACGCGCCTACGTCCGCCAACCCAAGGCGTTGGCCAATGTCGTTTATGCCAACCGCAATGGCAATGGCAATGCGGAATCCGGCGACGGATGGACCTACCGCGGCCGTGGCCTCATTCAGATCACCGGGCGTGGCAACTACCGCAGCGCCGCGGCGGGCACCGGCCTGCCATGCGAAGCCCAGCCCGACATCGTGGCCGAACACGCCGGCGCGACGCTCACCGCTGCGTGGTACTGGCACGCCAATGGCCTCAACGCCCTGGCCGACCGCTGGAACCTCGATGCCATCACCCGCGGCATCAACGGGGACGCCATGGCGGGGCACGCTGATCGCGTCGAGCGTTGCAATCGCGCGCTTGAGGCACTGCTCTCCATGCCGTCGATCCCATGAACACCCTCACCATGGCCGCCGCGGCCGTCCTCATCGCTGGCGCTGCGGGTGCACTCGGCTACGGCACTGGCCACAGCGCTGGCGCCGCCGGCGTACAGCAGAAATGGGACAACGCGACCACCCAGCAGGCCAAGGCCGAAACGGCCCAGGTCACCACCAGCCGCAACGAGGAAACCGCCCATGCCAACCAGATCACCAATGCCGTCGACAACTACCAAACCTCGCGTGCGCCTGCCGTTGCTGATGCTGCTGAGCGCGTCGCTCGTGCTGAGCGCTTGCAGCGCACCGCCGAAGGCCGCGCCCTTCAATACCGCGCTATGTCCAAGGCCGGCGAAGCTGAGCGTGATCGTCTCGCAAGCCATGCGGCCCGACTCGATGCCAGCCTTGCGGATGGCAGACGAGTGGTTGAACAGCTCCGCTCAACTGTTGTCGAGCGAGACCAGCAGCTCCAGCTACTCGCCGATGTCATCCGAGCCGACCGAGCGCTTGCCGACGGCGACGCCAAGACCGAGCCCTGAGCGATGAAGAAGCCGCAGCTGCTGCGCGACCACATCACCCGCGCCTGCCCAGACCTCGCCACGAACCCGGAAAAGCTCACGGTCTTTATCGAGCGTGGCCAGATCGTCCACACCGGCACGCCGGCGCTGTCCTTCGAGTACCGATACACGCTCAACATCGTGATCACCGACTGGTCCGGCAGCACCGACGTGCTCATCGTCCCCGTGGTCGCGTGGCTCAAGCGCTTTCAGCCCGACATCTTCGACAACCCTGCGCGGCGGGAAAGAGCGTTCCGCTTCGAGTCCGAAATCATCGACCACCAGACGGCCGACATCGGCATCGAGATCGACCTCACTGAAACAGTCGCGGTGAAGGGCGAGACCGTCGGCGGCGTCAACAGGCTCACCACGCGCCATATCGGCGAGCCGCTGCTGGCCATGCCAGGAGAGTCGGAGACCATCACCGATCTCGCCGCTGAATGGCGCATCGAATCCATGGACGATTGAGCATGGCCGGCGACCTCAACCGCCTCGCCACATGGGCCGCCCCGCTGCTCGCCGGGCTCGGGCCTGCCCGGCGCCGCGCTGCGATGGTGCAGGTCTCCACCTACCTGCGCCGCAGCCAGGCCGAACGCATCGCCGCCCAGCGCAATCCCGACGGCACGCCCTACGAAGCGCGCAAGCCGCGTTTGCGCAACAAGAAGGGGGCCATCCGCCGCACCATGTTCGAAAAGCTGCGTCAAGCCAAGCGCCTGCGCAAGGCGGCCACCTCGAACAGCGCCACCGTCAGCATCGGCGGCCGCAGTGCACGCATCGCGCGCGTGCACCAGTACGGCCTGCGCGATAAAGTCGACTGGCGCCGGCCTGAAACCGTCAGCGTCAAATACGCGCGACGCGAACTGCTCGGCTTCACAGCGGCCGATGAAGACGCCATCATCGATCTCGTGATGCACCACATCACCGCGGGCGGTTGACGCCAAGCCACACAAGCCAGGGGCGCAACAGTCCCCGCCACCCGCACCCACGCCGCCGCTCGCGCACACGCGGACCCTTCGGCACAGTGGCTGCATGCCCGGTCCAGTCGATCCCGTTCAACAATTTGCCGATCTAAAACGCCAGATCGAGAACGTCGTGCGCGTCGGCACCATCGCTGCTGTCGACCATGGCGCCACGCCTCCGATGGTGCGCGTCAAGCTGTCCGAAACGGCCATCTCCGACTGGCGCCCCTACATCGAGCAGCGCGCCGGCGACACCGGCACGTGGAACCCGCCCACCGTTGGCGAATGCGTCCTGCTCTTCTCGCCCGGCGGTCTCACCGAAGGCGGCTTCGTGCTGACCGGCGTGCCGACTGGGAACCGCCCGGCGCCGAGCGCAGACCCGAACAAGACCGTGACGAAGTACCCCGACGGCGCCGTCATCGAATACGACCATGTCGCACACGCGCTCAGGATCACGCTGCCCGACAACGGCACTGCGGATATCACGGTCCCTGACGCAATCACCGTGAAATGCAAGACAGCCGACGTGACCGCCGACGACAGCGCCACCGTGCACTCGCAGCAGGTCACCGTCGAAGCGCAACAGATCACGCTGGACGCACCGCAAACCACCGCCACCGGGATGCTCACGGTGATGGGTCTGCTGACCTGGCAGCAGGGCATGGTCGGCTATGGCGTTGGCCCTGGCGGCCAGGGTGCCCAGATCAACTGCGACATGAATTTCATCAACGGCCATGGCATCGCCACGGACGGGGGGGACATCGTTGCGGGCGAAATCAGCCTGCAGAACCACCTTACATCTGAGGTCGTTCGGGGCAGTGAGATCAGCGGGGGGCCTGTCGCATGACCGGCATTTCCAGAACCACAGGGCAAATGCTCACGCGCGGTGAACACATTCGCCAATCCATCGAGGACATCCTCACCACGCCCATCGGCTCGCGCCTGATGCGCCGCAACTACGGCAGCTTTCTGCCGCAGCTGGTCGACCATCCGGCCACCGGTGCCAATCGGCTGCGCCTGATCGCCGCGACAGCGCAGGCCATCATGAAGTGGGAGCCGCGCACGCGTGTGAGCCGCATCGCGATTCGCTTCAACGCGCAAGGCCGGTGCGAGATCTCCATCGCCCGACGTGACACCCACAGCACCGAATCGGTCACATCCAGCGTCGTCGTGGGAGCACAGGCATGACGATGGACATGACCCTGTTGCCGCCGCCAGCCGTCATCGAACTGCTCGACTTCGAGGTCACCCTCCAGCAGCACAAGACCCAGTTTCAGGAGCTTTGCGCAGAGGCCGGCATCGATTACGCGCAGCTGCTCGAATCCGATCCGGTCACCAAGCTGCTGGAACTCGGCGCCTACCGTGAAATGCTGATGCGCCAGCGCATCAACGACGCCGCGAAGGCCTGCATGCTGGCCTATGCCGTCGGCACGGACCTCGACAACCAGGCCGCGAACTTTCAAGTGCAGCGCCTGCTGGTCACGCCGGCCGACCCGACCGCCATTCCGCCCGTGCCCGCCGTCTACGAAAGCGATGACCGCCTGCGCGAGCGCGCACAGCTTGCGATGGAAGGCATCACCACCGCCGGCCCGAAGGAGAGCTACCGGTTCCACGCCCTCACCGCGAGCGCTCAAGTGGCTGACGTTGGCGTCGATAGTCCCGCGCCCGGCACCGTGCGCGTCACGATCCTGTCTGCAGCGGCGCATGGTGTGCCCGATGAGCCCTTGCTGGCGACGGTACGCAACGCGATCAATGCCGAGCACATCCGCCCGCTTTGCGACACGGTCCTTGTTCAGGCTGTCGAAATCATCGAGTCGCCAATCACTGCCACGATGTACCGCCAACCGGGCGCCGCCGGCGAAGTCGCCGCAGCGCAGGCCCGCAAGGAACTCGATTCCTGGCTGCTGAGCGTGCGTCGCCTCGGCGCTGGACTGCCCCGCTCGGGCATCGACGCTGCGCTGCATCAGCCAGGCATGAGTCGCATCGACATCGACGCGCCGGCTGACGACATCCTGTGCACGAAAACCCAATGGGTTCGCGTCACGGGCATCACCCTGACCGAGGTTGTCGTCGATGAATAACCTCACGCCATCGCAGCGCCTGCTGCCGCCCAATCGCACCCCACTCGAGGCGGCACTGGCCGGCGTCACGGATCTCGCACTGTCCACCGAAGGTCTACGCCATTTGTGGAGCGCGGTCCACTGCCTCGCCGCGGCTCTGCCCTGGCTGTCGTGGACGCTTTCGGTAGAGGCCTGGCATGAAGCGAAGTCCGACGACGCGCGACGGGCACTGATCCTCAACAGCATCGAGATCCACCGCCGCAAGGGCACGCCTTGGGCAATCCGTCTGCTCATCCGTTCGCTCGGCTTCGGCGAGGTCGACATCATCGAGCGCGTCGGCGGCCGGACCCACAACGGCACGATCTACCGCAACGGCGTCTATCCGCACGCCCCACTCGCAACCACCTGGGCGACCTACATGGTGGCCCTTCAAAGGCCGATCACCAATGCGCAGGCCGACCGCCTGCGCAAGCTCCTGCCATCCGTCGCCCCTGCGCGCTGCCATCTGGTCGCGCTGCGATATGCCGCTGTTGCGAACAGCCACAACGGTGCCACGCGACGCGATGGCGCCTTCAACCACGGAAGCGCCTGACATGGCAAACCTCAACGAAACCGACGTCTGGGAAGGCGGGATCTACCAGCTGGAGGAAGACGATCCTGTACTCGGCGGCCCCACCGGCATCGACAACATGGCACCGCGTCAGCTGGCGAGCCGCAGCCGATTCCAACGCCTGCGCAACATCACGCCGTGGGATGCCGCCCTTTCCTATCCGGCGAATGTCGCGTATGTCAGCTACGCCGGCGTCACATGGAAGAGCGTCGGCGAGAGCACGAACGTGGCGCCCGGGTCCGATACGGCCAAGTGGGTGCGTTGGGGGTTCACCGAGGCGGAGCTCAGCACGGCTCTCGGCGACGCCGTGGCCCTGCACGAGGCCAAACCCGATCCGCATACCCAGTATGTCTGGGTGGGCGGCGACACGATGACCGGCCCGCTGAGCGTGCCCGCGGGTGCCGTCGGCACCCAGGTGCCGCGCGTGCAAGAAGTGGTGAAGAAGGCCGGCGACACGATGACCGGTCCCCTTCTTCTGCCCGATGTCGGGCAATTCGATGCATCGACCAAAGCCGCGAGCACTGCGCATATTCAGAGAGCGCTCGGTAGCTTCAGCGGCTCTCGCGATATCGCGGCCTCTGGCAATCTTTCCGTCGCTGACATTGGCCGCTACATCACTGTTTCCGGTGCCAACGTGAGTCTGGCTCTGCCAGAGGGTGGCCAGGTCGTGGCCGGCGCTGCTTTCGTCGTCGGGCCGGCGCTGCGCTGCGTCATCACGCGCAGCGGCCTGGACGGCATCGCGACACCTGCAGGCACCGTGGTGACAAGCATGGCCTTGTTCTCCCCTTCCATCATTGTGTGGCGTGGCGATCTCTGGCATGTCCTCGAACTGCCGATGAGCGGCGATGCCGACACGGGCACTGTGTTCTTTACGGCGCGCGCCACGCCGCCGCCGGGCTCGGTCAAGGCGAACGCCGCGGCGCTTTCGCGAACCACCTACAGCAGACTTTTCGCCGCAATCGGAACCACCTACGGCGCAGGCGATGGCGTGAACACTTTCAACGTGCCGGATGGCCGGGCGGTGTTCTTTCGCGGTCTCGATGATGGCCGGGGCATTGATTCCGCCCGCGTGCTGGGCTCCTTCCAAGAGGGAACGTGGCTTCGTACCGTCGCACAGGAATGGTCGGGCGGCGACGGAGCCGACAGCAGCAAGGTTCATCTCGGCAATGGCTATGCGCAAGAAGATGCTCGGATCACCAATTCGAACGTCGGTGGGGCTGTGCCGAGCGGAGCGAAAAATCCGGCCGGTGGCAACTACAACACCGCGACCACCGACAACACGGTCAACGGTGAGCAAGTCGTCGATTCGGTAGCGTCGCTGAACAACTGGATTCGCATGCGCCCAAGCAACTTGGCATTGCTGGCTTGCATCAAGTACTGAGGACCACATGAAAATAAAAATCGTCCATCAGTTCGACCCGGAAACGCGGCTCTATCTCGGCCCGTTCACGCTCGACGACACCGATCTGTCACCGCTCGAAGAAGACGTGCACTTGATCCCGGGGGATTGCCTTGAGCAGAGCCCTCCGGCCGCTCCTGACGGGTTCCGCGTCGTCGCCGAGGGCAACACCTGGGCGCTTGTCGCCATCCCACCCGTGGTGCCTCCGCCGGCGCCCTCGCTTGAAGATCTCCAGTCGACGTTGACCCGGGATGCCACGGCGCACCGTTGGGCCTTGGAGACCGGCGGCATCACCTTGCCGAACGGCGTGAAGGTCCTGACCGGCATCGACGACCAGACCCGCATCACGTCCGTCATCGCGGGCATGGAAGCCGAGGGCTACCCGACGGTCGACTTCAAGGCGGCCTCCGGATGGATCGAACTGACTCTCGCAGAGTTGCGCACGCTGCGTGGCTTCGTTGCCGGCCATGTGCGCGCCTGCTACTCGGCAGAGCGCTCGCACCACGAAGCCATCGCGGCCCTCGACACGGTGGCGGCGGCCCAGACCTACGACCTCGCGGCGGGCTGGCCCAGTCCCGTCATCACCATTTAGTTCCAAGCCTGACACCCCTCAACAGGAGCACTGCACCATGTCCACCGAATACCACCACGGCGTACGCGTTTTTGAAGTCAACGAAGGCGGCGCCACCATCCGCGTCGTCAGCACGGCCATCATCGGCCTCATCGCCACCGCGCCCCTGGCCGACGACGACGCATTCCCGCTGAACACGCCGGTGCTGCTCACCAATCCCGGCGGCAGCATCGGCAAGGCCGGCGCCACCGGCACGCTGGCCACGGCGCTCAAGGCCATCGCGCAACAGGCCCAGACGTTCACCATCGTCGTACGCGTAGAGCCTGGCGCCGATGACGCGACCACGACCAGCAACGTGATCGGCACCACCACCGCCAGCGGCCAGAAGACCGGACTGCAGGCACTGCTCGCCGCCCAGGGGCAGCTCGGCTACAAGCCGCGCATCATCGGTGCGCCAGGTCTGGACACCGAGCCGGTTGCCATCGAAATCGGCACCGTTGCCGAAGCATTACGTGGCTTCGGTTACGTCGCAGCGCGCAAGCCCGATGGCATGGCCTACGCCACCACCAAGGAAGACGCCACCCTGTACCGCGCCAAGTTCGGCAAGCGCGAGCTGATGGTGATCTGGCCCAATTTCCTCGCGTGGAACACCACCACGAGCGCGGCCGAGGTCATTCCGGCCACGGCCTACGCGCTGGGACTTCGCGCCAAGGCTGACCAGCAAATCGGCTGGCACAAGACCCTCTCCAACATGGTTGTGAATGGCCCGCAGGGCATCACGTCGGACGTGTTCTTCGACCTGCAAAGCCCGAGCAGCGACACCAACTACCTCAACAGCCTCGAAGTCACCACCATCATCAACCGCAGCGGCTACCGCTTCTGGGGCAACCGCACGACCGAAGCGCAGGGCGGCAAGTTCTTCTTCGAGAACTACACCCGCACGGCGCAGGTGCTGGCCGACACCATGGCCGAGGCGCATTTCACGTTCGTCGACAAGCCGATGCACCCGAGCTTGGTGAAAGACATGCTCGCCAGCATCAACGCCAAGGGCCGCGATCTCGTGACTGGCGGCTACCTGATCGGCTTCGAAGCGTTCCTCAATCCCGACCTCAACCCGAAGGAAGAGCTGGCGGTGGGCCGCCTGCGCATCAGCTACCGCTACACGCCGGTGCCGCCCCTCGAAGACCTGGGCTTCATGCAGACCATCACCGACGACTTCCTGGCCAACTTCGCCGCCGCCGTTCAGGCAGCGTGAAGCGCCCATCCGCAACGCACACCGCATAGGAGCACACCATGGGCCTCCCCAAGAAACTCAAGAACTTCGCACTCTTCGGCGACGGCGAAAGCTGGATCGGCGAGATCCCGAGCGTCACCCTGCCCACCATCACCAAGAAGATGGAGGAATACCGCGCCGGCGGCATGCATGGCTCGGTCGATATCGAGCTGGGCCATGACAAGCTCGAACTCGGCATCAAGGCGGGCGGACTCAAAACCCAGCTGATTGCGATGCTCGGGGGGCAGACGGTGGGTGCCAACGTCTGGCGCTTCGCCGGCGCATATCAAGACGACGCCACCGGACTGGTCAGTGCCGTGGAAGTCATCGCCCGCGGCCGGCTCAGCGAGTGGAACCCCAACGATGCCGAGGCCGGCGAGAACAACGAACACGAGTTCAAGGCGAGCCTGAGCTACTACAAGGTCACCGTCGACGGCGCCGAGCTGATTGAAATCGACGTGCCCGGCATGGTGTTCAAGGTTGGCGGCTCCGACATCTACAGCGCTATCCGCTTCGCCATCGGTCTCGGCGCCAGCTTCTAGACCGCCGCGCCACGTTCGCCCATCGCGTCTTTCCACTCACCACAGAACGAGCCTTCACCATGAACAACGCCCAAACGCCCGAGACCAGCACCGAAGCCACTGCAGCCAGTGCCGTCGCGCCGAACACCATCGTGCTCGACACGCCCATCCAACGGGGAAGCACCAGCATCACCGAGATCACCCTGCGCAAACCGAACTCCGGCGAGCTGCGCGGCCTCTCGCTGCAGCGATTGCATCAGGCGGACGCAGAAGAAATCATGAAGCTGCTGCCGCGCATCACATTGCCCTCGCTGACGCCACCCGAGTGCGCCCAGCTCGATCCGGCCGACCTTTCCGAGGCCGGGGGTCACATCATCAGTTTTTTGCTCAAGAAGTCGGTGAGGGACGCGGTCTTGCAGAACGCGTAGAGGACGCCATGGCGGATCTGGCGCTGGTCTTTCACTGGCGCCCGACCGACATGGAGGGCATGGCCATCGGCGAACTCATGGATTGGCGCGAGGCCGCCCGCAAGCGCTACGCCCCCAGCAAGCACGATGACTGACTGACACAGGAAACCATGGCCAACCCGCTCACCCTCAAGCTGATCCTGGCCGGCGCCGACAAGGCGGTCGCCGCGCTCAAGCCGCTCGACGCGCAGAGCCGGGCGACGGCCGCGGGCCTGAAGCAATCGCGCGATGCCCTCAAGCTGCTCAATAGCCAGATGGCGCAGGTCGACGGCTTGCGCAAACAGCAGTCCGCACTGGCTCAGCAGGGCAACGCCCTCAAGGTATTGCGCGCCAACCTCGACAGCGTCACCCGCACCTACGGCGCCAACAGCGTCGAAGCCGGCAAACTGCGAGGCCAGGTGGACAAGGCTACCGCGGCATACGACAAGCAGCGACACGCTCTGGTTCAACTGCGCACCGCTGCCACGGCGAGCGGCATCGGAAAGCTCTCTGTCGATCAATCGCGCTTGAAATCGGAGATTGAGTCGACGAACGGCGCCATTGCGCAACAAAAGGCCCGCCTCGAATCCCTGGCCAACGTGAGCGGCCGGCGCGCATCGCTGCGGCAAGGACTGGACCGCGGCCGTGCCACGGCGGGCCACATGGCCATGGCCGGGGTCGGTGCGGTGGGCACCGCCTACGGCATTCGCCGCGCCGTCACCGAGCCGCTGCACCAGGTGCGTGAGTACGAGACCACCACCGCGCGGATTGAAGCGCTTGGCTTGGGCAAAAAGGAAACCGACACGGCCATCGCCTACGCGAAGGGCATGAAGACCTTCGGCACCAGCATGAATGACAACCTCGGGTTGATGCTGGACGCCACCACTGCCTTCGCCGATGTACACCATGCCGAAATGGTCATGCCCACGCTGGCCAAGATGAAGTTTGCCAATAAGGCCATGTTCGGAGCGGAAAAGGGCGAGGACAACGAACGCAAGTTCCTAGACATGCTCAAGGTCATCGAGCTGCGTGGCGGGCTCTCCAGCGAGCAATCGTTCAAAGGCCAGGCCGACATGGTGCAGCGTGTCATCACCGCGACCGGCGGGCGCGTCGGGCCCGAGGAATGGCTCAACTTCATCAAGACCGGCGGCGTCGCGGCCAAGGGACTCAACGACTCGGCCATGTACTACCAGCTCGAAGCGCTGGTCAGCGAAATGGGCGGCAATCGCGTGGGCACCGCGACCATGTCGGCGTACCAGAACCTCTACCAAGGGCGAACAACGAAACGTGCCGCCAAGAACATCGAGGCCCTTGGCCTGATCGGCGATCCCTCGAAGGTCACGCACGACAAGGCGGGGCAGATGTCCTTCCTGAACCCCGGTGCGCTCAAGGGCAGCGAACTCTTCCGGTCCAACCAGTTTGAATGGATGGAGCAAGTCCTGTTGCCGGCGCTCGCCGCCAAGGGCATCACGGACAAGGAACAGATCCTCGATTCCATCGGCAGCATCTTCAGCAACCGCACGGCCTCGAACCTGTTCTCGCAGATGTACCTGCAGCGCGATCAGATCCACAAAAATGCCAAGCTCAATGCGGGCGCCTTCGGAATCGAATCGCTCGACGCCAGGGCGCGCACGAGTCTCAGCGGCCAGGAAGGGGCTGCGCTCTCCAAGTTTCACGACACCATGCGTGAAGCCGGCGAGGCACTGATGCCGGCCTACATCAGCCTGCTCAACACGGTCTCCGGCGCGCTGGAGGGCATCACGGCTTTCGCCCGCGAAAACCCGATGCTGGCGTCGTACATCGGCAAGGCGGTTCTATGGGTCGGCCTGCTCGCCGCAGGCTTCGGCGCCCTGTTGCTTGGCGCGGCGGCGCTGCTGGGGCCGTTCGCCATCGTGCGCTATGGCATGGGCCTGTTCGGCATCAAGGCGGCGGTGCTTTCTCCGGTGCTCACGCTGGTCACGCGAACGCTCGGATTCGCCGCCTCCGCGGTCATGTGGCTGGGTCGGGCGTTGTTGATGAACCCCATCGGTTTGGCTGTCACAGGCATCGCGACAGCCGCATTCCTCATCTACAGATACTGGGGGCCGATCAGCGGCTTCTTTTCGGGCCTGTGGGAGCGCACGAAGGCGTCGTTCGCCGCGTTCTGGCAGTACCTCGGTGGGTCGGTGCCTGCGGCGCTGGGCACGATCAGCGCTGCCATCCTCAACTGGTCGCCCATCGGGCTTTTCTACCAGGCCTTTGCGGAAGTGATGCAGTGGTTTGGCTTTGATCTGCCGGCGAAGTTCACGACCTTCGGCGGACAGATGATGCAGGGATTGGTCAACGGCATCACGGGCGGACTGGGCGCGGTACGGGACGCAATAAACGGCGCAGCAGACTCCACAGTGGCCTGGTTCAAGGAAAAGCTCGGCATCCACAGCCCCTCGCGCGTGTTCATCGAGGCCGGCGGCAATATCGCGCAAGGCGCCGCAATCGGCATTGATCGCACACTGCCGATGCTGCGTGCTGCTGCGCTCAGCATGGTCGGCGCCACTACAGCGGCCTTGCCCGCCATGGCTGGCGCCGGTGGTGCGCCTGCGCTGCAGCCCATGGTTTTCGACACTCGCGCGCCACTCGCCGCCAGCAGCGCCCGCACATCGGGCGCCGTCACCGTGCAGGGCGACACCATCACCATCCACATCAACGCGGCGGCCGGGACCGACGCCCACGCTCTGGCCAGCGCCGTGCGCGCCGAGCTTGATCGCCGCGACGCGGCCAAGAGCGCCCGCATGCGTGCGGCGTTCATCGACTACGACAACTGACCATCCGCCATGCTCTGCCTCGGCCTCTTCGTCTTTGAACTCGACACTCTCAGCTATCAAGAGCTGCAGCGGCGCAGCAGCTGGAAGCACGCCACGCAGGCGCTCGTGGGCGCACGCAACGCCACGCAGTACCTGGGGCCGGGGGATGACATCATCACCCTCACCGGTGTGGTGCTGCCCGAGTTCAAAGGAGAACCGGCCAGCCTCGACATGCTGCGTGCCATGGCCGACCAGGGCGCGGCCTGGGTGCTTGTCGAAGGCACGGGCATCATCTACGGCGCCTTCGTCATCACCGAGCTGCAGGAGACGCGCACCCTGTTCTACGTCACCGGCGAGGCGCGCCGCATCGAGTTCACGCTCACGCTGCAGCGCGTCGATCAGGACGTGCAGGACGTGACCGAACAGATGGGCGAGCTGGGCGCCATCCTCGAAGACACTGCCGGCAATCCCAATGCCGACCTGGGGCAATACCTCGGCGTCAGCGGTGGCGCGACCGGAAGCTGAGTACGCAGCACCATGTCCGACACCGACAGCATCGCCGACTCACTGCCCACTGTCACCGCAGCGCCGGGCAATGGGCGGCGGCCGGCCGCACACCTGACGCCGGTCTGGCGCGTCACGGTCAACGGCAACAACGTCAGCGACCGCATCCTGCCGCGCTTCGTGAGCCTCACCATCACCGATGATCGCGCCAATGACGCGGACGAAGTCGAGCTCGTCGTGAGCGACCACGACGGCCGCCTTGAGCTGCCCGAGACGGGCGATACCGTCGAAGTGGCCATAGGCTGGCAAGCCGAGCCGGTCGCGGCTCCATACCGCCAGTTCGATAGCGACGAAATGGGTTTCCCGGTGGGCTTGATCGACAAGGGCCGCTATACCGTGCAGGCGGTCGAATACGCTGGCACACCCGACATCATCACCATCCGCGCGCGGGCCGCCAACCTGCTCGACAGCCTGCGCGATCTGCGTGATGAGTCGTGGCATGACACCACCGTCGGCACCATCGTGAACAGCGTGGCCGCGCGCAATGGCATCAAAGCCACCGTCGACAAGGAAGTCGCCAGCCGGAAGGTCAAGCACGCCGACCAGCTGAGCGAATCCGACGCATCCTTCCTGCGGCGGCTTGCGCAGACCTTCGATTGCATCTGCACAGTAAAAAACGGCGCCCTGCTCTTCAGCCAGGCCCGCGCCGCGCGCACGCCCAGCGGCACGCCTCTGCCGCCGGTGTTCATCACTCGCGGTGATGGCGACCAGCACCGCTGGAGCCGCGCCGACCGCGATGCCTACAGCGGCGTGCGCGCCATGTACAACAACGTGAAAACCGGCAACCGAAGTTCAGTAGTGGCTGGCATCAGCGGAAGGGCCAAGGAACTGCGCACTACCTTCGCCAGCGAAGCGGATGCCCTGGCCGCCGCGCGCGCCGAGTGGCTGCGCATCCAGCGAGGGATTTTTGACTTCGAAATAACGCTCGCGTACGGCCGCGCCGACATCATTCCCCAGCGGCCCGCGCGCGTTGCCGGGTACAAGCGCAAGATTGACGAAACACCGTGGATCGTTACCCGCGTGCGTCACTCGCTCGAAGGCAGCGGCTACACCAGCCAGCTCACGCTGGAGACCGAGCAAGCCGAGGGCGTTGAAGGGCAGGAAGGCGCGAACGGCGAGGACTGACGTACAAGAGTAGCGAGCTGTATGCGGTCATTCACCACATTCGATTCCGGAGTCCTAGAACATCGATCGTTAGCTCTTAGGAAGGGCCGCCTCGTACATTTTCTTCAGCAACGGCTCCATCAACCTTCCCGTGGACTCCCAATCTTTTGCGGTGAGCATGCTGTATCTCTCTGTCAGGACCGTCTCGCGGTCGAATTTGAGGTTCGTTGGCGTCTCCAAACCAACGATCAGCTGCATGCCCGCGGGCAAGTCCTCCGCGATGAAGCTCAGGACAGCGGGAAGGTTAAAGTCGTCTTGCGCCTGCTGATTAGGCGAGTCGATGACCACTGGAATGTCGTAGGTTCCTTGCTTCCCCTGCACGGTGCGCCAAATAGCGGCGTAGTAGGCGAGGATTGAACGCGGCCCGCCGCTGCCTGAAAGTGAGGGGCGCGACGCCAATTGCATGGTCTTCGTCGCCATGGAATTCAGTTGCAGCGCGATGCGACTGGCCGCGTAATGCTCGCGGAAATCGGCCAAGATTGCCTTCGTACGTTTGGGCGAGCGCAGTTCATTCATTCTTGTCTCAAGCGCGTCGACATTAAGAACAACGGCGTCGATTGCCTCCTGAATCTGCTTGCGCTCGGCCTCGAACGCCGCGAATGCGGACTCAGCACCGAGGCTTCCGACGACGTCCTTAAACTTCAGCTCGCCCTTGCGCGAATCAAGCAAGCGAGAGATGCGTCGATAATTTCCGTTGAGGGAACCTATCTCGGAGAAGATCTTCTGAGCCCGCGCGCGAACCTCTGCGGCATCGTCTTTTAGCCGCGCGCCGAGCTCTCGAAGTACCCGGGCATCTTCAGCGAACTCCAACAAGTCGAGAAATGGCTTCTCGTGCTCCGCATGGCACGTCGGGCAGATAAGCGGTGCCGCGCCTTCTTTGAGCAGATATTTGGTATCGCTGTCATGCGCGGCGAGAGCGGCATCCGCGAGATGAATCTGATGGTCCAGGCTCTTGAGGAGCTCCTGCTCGCGCACAGCGATACTTCGTAGAGCTTCTTGTCGAACATTGAGTTCATTGACTTCTTTGGTCAGAAGCTTTATCTCGGCAGCAAAGTTTTCCGCATCGACCTTCGGGCCAAACAGCGGAACAGATCTGCTGAAGCGTTCGATGGCACGTTCGAGCAGACGGTACTCGCGTCGATATTCATCTAGAACCTTGGAGTGCTGGGACTTCTCAGCACTCGCCGCGTAGTACTCGGGCGGGCACACGCCGGTAAAGTACTCAAGGATGGGCTTGATCGGGGCGTTAAAGCGCTTCATACCGCTGAACGTGTTCCATTCAGCCTGCCAGCTTCCGTCCTGATTGACGTAGAAGGGTGCGAAGAAGCATGACGGATCTGCAGGGACTACCTCGGCCTGCTTCTTGTCAGAGAACACCAAGTTGAAATCGGTTACCTCGCAGAAGCGCCTGGACCAGTCGCCGAACTTGGAAGTGGAGATCAAAAGATTGAACGTCGCGTCGAAGAGCGCGCGCCTACCTTCCTGATGTAGGGCGAAGTAGCTCCGGTCGTCAACCGAGAACTCAAGCAGCGATACCGCGTTTTCGTCCCACTGTTCGAGCTTTCCCTGCGGTGCGGCGCCAAGAGTCTCAAACAGGCTCCGAATCAGCGTCGTCTTCCCCGTGTGATTCCTCCCCACTAGCAGGTTCTTGCTCGGGTGAAACTCCACGTGGCGCGCCTTCTTCTCGCGATGAGAGAGCAGCCATATGTTTTTGAATCGGAAGCGATGCATAGTCTTTTGTTCTCAGGCTTCGGACGAGGAGTCTCAGTTCAGGTCCACGCATTTTGTTATGGCTCTCATGACAAACCGGGCCGTCAGGTCGTTGTCGCGGCTTTCGCTAAACTGGCCCTTGAGCGCGGACAGGGCGGCCTCGATGTAAGGCCGAAGTTTTGGCGTGGGCGGATTTGCCGCTAGCCAAACATCGCTGAATTGATCGATTTCCCGGGAGAGCGTCGTTCCCCCGATCAGCCGGTCCTGCTGAGCGCGCGTAGCTGCAACACGAATCGACGAGATGGTCATGAAGTCCAAGCCCTCAGCTTGAAGCTGGCCTAAAAAGTCGTTGAGCAAGGCACTACGGTCAGGCACGGTCTCTAGCGCAGCTAGGGCACCAACAAACGCACTTCGCGAAAAGCCACGTTCCTTGACGAGCTCTTCAAATGACTGACAAACGTCTGTTCCACGTGTCAGTGGCGAAATCTTCATCACTAGCGATTCCACAAAGGCCCGCGCCTGACCGGCATGTGACGGGCTGCGCTCGCCGAGTAGTTCCAACGCTGCGGCAATTGCGGGCGCGTTCAGATCGTCGGGATGTATCGCAACTTTCTGCAGCTTCATCCGAGTCAAATCTGGAGCCGGACCACCCGTCGACAACGAGGCCAAGGCGTCGGTCAACAACTGGACGTGGTCTGCGGCTAAATCCGCCAGCGTGCAGGGCAACGTAGTGGCTGCTGATCCGCCACGTGCGAGTGGGAAGTCACAGCCCGCATTCGAGATGAATACCCCTTCGACGGGCAGTGCCGTGAACGCATTCAGACTGAGCTGCAGCTTGCCGAGTGCGGAGTGGGGAACCTTCTTGAAATCTCGCGCCCTCGGCTTTCCGGCACGGGTCCTGGTCGTTTTTTTTGGCGTGGCCGACGGATCCTTGGGCGCAACCGTACCTGTAAGCACAGACCAGGTCCAAGTGCCAGCATCTTTTTTCTTGACTTGATAGACCTTCGCTCGCGTTGGCGATGTCGCTGAATCTAGTTCTGCGACGTCCTGAACGGACTCAAAGAGAAGGAGGAAATCCTCATTGGCCTTCTCCAGCTCCACCATTCGCACAACAGCCCACCAGCGTGCAAAGTCCACGCCTTTGGCTCCGTGTCCACCACCGGACTCCGAGTACTTCGGATCGTTTGCAACGGACAAAAGCTCCGCCACACCACTTGTACCGCTCAAGGCTTCCTCCCAATTCACCGCCGACCATGCGGAGGAGTTTTTTTTGCGCGCCCATCATCGTGGATCGCTAGCCATATGTAAAGTCTTGCAACACTACCCTATTGGTAAACCGCGGTCTTCAATCTTGTGGCCAAGGGAGGAAGTGACATGAAGAACGATTCAGATCCGTCGTACTCCGAAGAACTCGCCGACATGGAGCCGTGGGACGGGATGCTTTGGCTTTCCCGGGCCTATTTAGAGGCAAGTGAGGCGTTGTGTCACGCGATGCTGGAGGGCGATTTTTCATCCCAATATTCGTCGAGTCGCGTCATCCTTCATGTGGCTCGCCAAGGTATCGAGCTATTTCTGAAGGGAGCCATCCTCGCTCACGGTGGAGCGCCCGAACAACTTGGCCACAACCTGAACAAGCTGTACCACGAGTATCGACGGCTCTATCCCGAGCTTCGATTCCACTTCGAGGTTCCACGCCATTTTTTGGTGTCCTTGAATGATGAGCTTTTTCCTGACGATGCTGACGCGTTCCATAGGGTGCTGGACCAGCGTCATCGGTACGCAACTGACAGAAAGGGGGCATCGTTCGCAACACCGGAGGTCTTCGATCCCGCGACGATGAAAGAGGAACTCGGGGAACTTCGCCGCGTGTCTCAGATTGTTGAATGGCGCGAACTGCGGCCCTATCTGAACGCGATGCTCGGAAAGGTCGGAAAGTGACGCGCGACTACAGGCAGGAAGAATCAGCTCGCTCCCGCTGGTAGAGATAGCGCCTAAAAACTGCGCATCAATCTCCTAGTCACCGCCTTGCGTTGCGGCATCTCCCGTCGCGATCAAAAGCACACGTAAGAGCGCTGCCAATAGCAGTCCCAATCTACCCATTCGCCCTCTTTGGCTGCGATTGCGCGAGCGCATCAAGAACGCTGCGCGCGGCGGCACGGCCTCGCTCGTCCGCAGCTTCGTAGTTGTCCAAGAGCGCGGCTTCCTCCCGGGTCACCGCGCGCATAACGGTGTCCTTTTCCTTGGGGGTGATCGACTCGCCGTTCGCCGCGGGCGCTTTTACAACGGGGCTTCGCTCGCCGGTGAAAAGGAAGCCTACGTCCAAGCCGCGCGCGGCCACGCGAGCAAGGTAGTCCGCATCCGGCGCACGCTTGCCGTTTTCATAGTTCGACTGGGCGTTCAACTTCACGCCGCCTATCGTCGCCAGCTCTTCTTGCGACAGGCCAAGACGCTTGCGCTCTTCTCTCAGCCGCAAAGAAAAATCACTCATTTGGATAAATACCCGTTGAACTTCATCCAATCGAGTGATAAAGTCCGCAGCGCACACAACATTAACCCGTTCGGATATTAAACGCATGGCCCACACCGCCCGCCGCAGAGGTCGTCCGGAGCTCCCGCCGGAGATCAGGCTCGTCAACGAAGTGCCCATCGCGATGCGCCTGCCTCCCGCCGAGCACCAGCGTACCCAGGCCCATGCGGGCCGCGAAGGTCGATCCGTCGCCAACTTCGCCCGTCGCGTCTACCTGATCGGCCTCGCGCAGTACGAGGCCGAGCTGGCCCGCACAGCGACTCACGCCTGAATCCATTTCCCGCTACCCCTCCTTTGCCCGAAGGAATTTCAACCATGTATCCCGACACCAAGCGCATCCGCGACAACCGCCTCACCGTGCGGTTTGACGACTATGAGGACAAGCTGTTGCGCGCGCTCGCCGACTACCTTGGCGAGCAGCCCACCACGCTCATTCGCGAGCTGGCCCTGCGCCAGGCAGAGGACTTGTTGGGCGTGAGCCGCGAGCCCTTGGCCGACGGCAGTCTGCCGCGCAGCGCAGCCTGAAGCCAGCCGCCCAACAGCGGTCAGCAGCAAGCCATACCCCCGCCGAATGTCTGACGAAAAGATGACGCGCCACCAGATCGACCTCACCGACGCCGAGCACGAAGTGCTCGACCGGGTGCGCCGCGTGCAGGGTCTGGCCAGCGTCGAAGACACCGTGGTCTGGCTGGCCAAGACGCGCATGCGAAAGGGCACGGAACACATCACAGGCCGCCGCCGCGGCCCCCGCTTGGCCACATCGGGAGGAAAGGCGCGATGAACGCTGCACACGACATGCACGAACCCGATGGCGAAGCGAACAACCGCTACATGCGCATCACCATCGAGTGCCCGCACTGCAGTGCGCGTTGCGTGGCCTGCGACAGCCGCGCCATGAGCAAGACGATGCGCGAGATCACCTACCGGTGCCGCAACTGGCGTTGTGGGTTCACGGGCGTCGCAACCCTCGAATTCCAACGCGTGCTGGTGCTGTCGAGCATCCCCGCGGCAGACGTTTCGCTGCCGCTGTCGCGCCACATCAAACGCGGCCAGATGGCCCTGCAGTTGGCAGACGACGGCAACGTCGCCGAAGAAGAGGCCGCCTACCTGGCGAGCCTCAGCACGCCCACCAACGACTGGGGCGCCGGCACCGGCGGCGCCACGCCAGCCGCTCCGCCTGGCTAGGTCGAGCCCACGCGCCGCACGGCGCGACTGATCCCCGCCAACCCTCGCCACATGCCTTTTTCAAGGCGTGCGGCCCCTCTCACGCCTTTTTTTCCGCAACAGATCGCATGGACTGCGCCGAGACGCCCGAACGCCACGAGTTCCACGGCCAGCCCAAGCCACCAATTCACATCCCCGATGGCAAACCGAACCCCTTCTATGCCCGCCACGCGGCCAAGCTCGCGAAGCTGCGCGAAGAGTGTGCCGTCATCGCTTTCGGCCAGCGTCGAGCGCTGCTGGAAGAAGCCGAATGGCGGGCTCTGCCGATCATGCTGCGCTTCTTCGTGCTCACCGAGGCCGGCATGGCTGACCCGGACGACGCCTTACGTCGCGGCTGGCGCGAGTACCCGGACGCCGAGCGGAGCGCAATCCGCGCCACGCTGCGCGCGTGGATTCGCGACCTTGATGCGCTCAGCGCTCTGACGCTGTAGGCACACCCATGCGTCTCGTCACCGCTCGCCCCGCCACCCCCGATCCAGTCTTCTGGATGCGGCTTCGCTCCAGCCTTCCGAACGACCAGCATATCGAGAAGGTAGCGCGGCGGATGGACGCGCGCTTGCGTAAGGCGTTGCCCGCCCAGTGGGTGCCAGCGCTCGACGTCATCATGCCGCTCAAGCCCTCGGTGAAGGCCATTGGCGCGGACTGGGTCAGCTGGAACCTCGGGCGCGTCGACGTCATGCGGGCCTTCGAGCACGAGCACCAAGACATCCTGCATTGGACCGTTGGCGATGGCGAGGTGTGTGCGCGTGCGCGCCGTTGCGCGAACGCGCTGGACGACATGCTCAACGGGCACGCGTTGCCAATGAGCAGGCAGGACAGGATCGACATCGTGCTCGACTACTGCGAGCGCATCGGTGTGGAAAAGCCTGTTGCAACGACGCCCGAGGGCTTGATTGCACGCGCAGTCAATGAGCAGTGGTGGCGCCGAGCGTTGCGCAAGAAAGTGGCGCGGACGGTAGAGCACGCGGCCATCAAGCTGGCCGTGGTGCACCACAAGAACGGCGGCTACGCGAGCGACGAAGCATGCCGCCGGCGCGTCGACCAGAACAAGCGCAACGCCGATCTGCTGAAGCGCGTGAAGATGCGCAACGAAGCCGGCCAGGTCTACAGCCTGGCCGAACTTGCCGCGCTCTCGCCGAGCAATCGAGATATCCGCCGCGGCGAGCTGATGACGCGCATCCGCGGCTGCGAAGAATTTGCCGACGGCAACGGGCATCAAGGGCTGTTCCTCACGCTCACATGCCCAAGCCGGTTTCACGCCGTGCTGTCAGGCGGGAAATCGCGCTGGGCAAAGCCATCGCGAAACAACAAGTACGAAGGCGCCACGCCGCGCGACGCACAGCAATGGCTGTGCCGCATGTGGGCCAAGGCTCGCGCCAAGATGGCACGCAAGGGCGTTGCGGCGTACGGCTTTCGCGTCGCTGAGCCGCACCACGACGGATGTCCACACTGGCATGCGCTGCTGTGGTTCGCGACGCCCGAGCAGGCCCAGTTGGCGAAAGAGATCATCAGCGGCTACTGGCTCGGCGATGCCGGCGATGAGCCCGGCGCCGTGCGCAACAGGTGCAAGTTCATCGCCATGATCCGCGGCGGTGCCGCTGGCTACGTCGCCAAGTACGTGGCCAAGAACATCGGCGCCGAGGATGGCGGCGATGCCGGTGTCGGTCAACACACCGACACCATCGACGGCTTCGAGCATGTCATGGACACGCGCGAGTTCAAGGGCTGGCAGCGCGTCGACGCATGGGCCAGCACCTGGGGCATTCGGCAGTTCCAAGCCATCGGACAGCCGAGCGTGACGGTGTGGCGCGAAATGCGCCGTGTCACGAAAGACCAGATCGAACGGGCACAGCTGCGCCTCGACTTTGGCGATGCTGCCGCCGTGAAGGCATGGTGGGCTTGCCACAAGCACGGCGACATCCAGGCATCGTGGGAGCGGTACGTCGGTGCGCAGGGCGGCATGTGCCGCAAGCGCCGCGAATGGATGCTGCGCACCGCCGTGCGGGTCAACGAAGGCTGCAAGAACGTCTATGACGAAACCATCACGCGCAAGACCGTGGTGGGCGTCGAAACGCGGGCCGGCAACTGGCTCGTGAGCCGTCGCCAATCGTGGGCTTCCTGCGCCGGCGAAGCCGCGCAGGACAAGGGCCAGCGCGAAGCGATGGGCCGCCCTTGGACTCGTTTCAATAACTGTACGGCGCGGCTGACGCGCGAGCCGCTGCGGCAGCTCACGCAGGGTGATCGGCCATGGGCCAAGCCCTTCGATTCGGAAGAAATCCTGCCGTTGGAGCCATTCCGACCCGCCCGAGCCACCCGCCGGCCGCCGGCAGCACCACCGAAAGAGCAGATCCACGTCATCGACGGCGAGCGCACGACCTTCCGCATGCCCGATGCGGGCATAGCCGTGGCCGCCGCACTGATCCGCCAAGCCGAAGTGCGCCCGGCCGCGCCCGCCGCGCCGGCGCCCCGCGCCATCGATGACGCCTCGTCCCCCGAGTTCGCCGCCTTGATCGCTCGCGTCAAGGCATCCGCCCCCCGCCTGCGCGCCCTCGCGGCAGCTGGCCACTGATTCACCACCAACCGGAGCCGCACCACCATGCCACGCACCACCACAGCCGCGGTCGTACAGATCGCCCAGCACAAGCCCTATGCGCCGCCACTGGCGCACAAGGTGCACATCACCGCGCCGTACCTGCCAGCCTGCGCGACCGACGTGCGCGCCACCATCGAGCGCGTGCGCGGCCTGCTCGCGAGCCAATCCTCAGGCCGGCGCAAGCCTCGGCGCGCGGATGCGCTGGCCATCCAGCAAGTCGACATGTTCCCGTCGACCGTCCTTCGCATCGTCGCCCAACAGCAGCGGAGAGCGGCATGAACGCGCACCGCCTCAACCATCACGACATCCTGGCGGTGAAGACCTTCGAGGACCGGGCCAGGAACAAGGCACGCGCCAACCGCCTCGCCGACTGCCTCACGCTGGTTGGCTGCTCGCTGGTCACGTTGGCGCTCCTGGTGCTGGGCCTTGCCGGAGTCCTTGCGAAATGAACGCTGTGCAGCACGACACAACTTTCGCACGGCCGCTTTCGTCCGCGCAACGCGTCTACATCGCCGGACCGATGACCGGCTATGCCGAACTCAACTTTCCGGCCTTTCGCACCGAAGCCGCTGCGCTTCGTTCTGTGGGCCTCGAAGTCATCAACCCCGCCGAGATCAACGTCGACCCCAGCGATGGCTGGAGCGCGTGCATGCGTGCCGACATCGCGCAGCTCGTCACCTGCGACCGCATTCACCTCCTGCCCGGCTGGTCGCGTAGCAAGGGTGCGTCGCTGGAACATCACATCGGGCGAGCACTGGGCTTGCTGGTCACCCTGGCCGAAGGTGCGGAGACCATGCCCGAACACTTCGGTTTCGCCGGGAGCTGAGTCATGGCAAAGAAATCGCTGAAGCTCTGCCCGCTCGCTCAGCACCTGGTCAAGATGCTGGCCGAATCCAACCGCCCTGGCCACGGACCGACGTACGCACTCAGCAAAGCGCATGAACTGCACGGCCTCTCGACAAGTGAAGTGCTGGTGTGGGTAGGGCGCTCGCTTGACGGTCGCAATCGCAGCGACCTTGCCGACGTGCTGAGCAACGCTTCGGGTCAAGACGTAGATGCGGGCGATATCGCCGCAGTGGCGAGGGTTGAAAAAGCCTCCCGCGAGCTGCCGACTCTTGACCTGCAGGAGCTTTTGTCGTGAAGCGTGCGAAGGGTAGCAACCGCCACAACAACCCCGAGCTGTGCAGCGCGCCAGCCTACTACAACGAGATCGATCCGAAGGCCGCAGCCGTTCTTCGCGAACTCATCAAGGCTGGGCACATCGCGCCTGGCGTCGTGGACGAAAGGAGCATCGAAGATGTCGTACCAGCTGAGCTTGTGGGATACACCCAGTGCCACTTCTTCGCCGGATTCGGCGTTTGGAGCTACGCACTACGTCGAGCCGGCTGGCCAGATGATCGTGCCGTCTGGACGGCATCCTGTCCTTGCCAGCCTTTCAGCGCGGCAGGCAAAGGAGTTGGGTTTGCTGACGAGCGGCACCTTTGGCCTCACCTCTACCATCTCATCGATCAGTGCCGCCCTGGAATCGTCATTGGTGAACAGGTTGCGAGCAAAGACGCAAACCCTTGGCTCGACCTTGTACAAACTGACGTGGAAGCCTTGGCTTATGCCTTCGGGGCGGTCGCGTTCCCGTCTGCGGGCGTCGGTGCGCCACACATCCGAGACCGCACATACTGGTTGGCCAACGCCAACTACACGCGATCACAAGGACGGGGCGGAGTGCTCGAACGTGCCGCTGAATGCGTTGTTGGGACGGGTGGCGTGGCTGGCTGGATGGCCGACACCCCAGACGAGCGATTCGACGGGCGGAGGCCAAGCAACGCGCGCTATGGGCGAGACGCGGCACGGCTCGAATCTCAACGATTTTGCGATGCTCTCGGGCTGGCCGACTCGCGCAGCGGACGGCGAGAAGAACATGCGGACGCTCGAAGGGGCGCTGTCGGAGATCGAGCGCAACGGATCGCCTCTGGGCCTGTGCGCGGCGGCGGTCCTGGCGGGACCGGCCCGACTAACGGCCTCTGGCGAGATGCTGACTGGCTCCTCTGTCGCGATGGAAAGTGGCGGCCAGTTGAACCCGGCACATTCCCGCTGGCTCATGGGGCTGCCGCCCGAGTGGGACGATTGCGCGGTTACGGCAATGCAATCAACGCCGAAGCCGCCAAAGCGTTCATCGAGGCGGTGATGGAAACTGATGCCCTCTCTATCGGGCGCTTTAGTGAGACAGAAGTGAGCGAAGGAGCCGCGCGCGACAAGGTTCACGAAAACATGCCAAGCGCATTGGAGGAATAGATGGGCGCACGACACTTTTACTTGGACAAGGCTGCCGTGTGCGAAGCCGTCGCTTTGTCGGAATCGACTGTGGAGAAGCTGGTGCGGGAGAACGAGTTTCCGAAGCCCCGCGTGCTGTCCGGCCGCCGCGTGGCGTGGCTTGTACGCGAGATTGAAGAGTGGGCAGAAAACCGCCCGGTTTCCGATCTGCTACCGCCGAAGAACACGAGCGGACGAAAGCTCAATGCTGATTCGCAAGATGCTCCAGGCGCTCACTGAGCTTCTGCAGCCACTCCCGCCGCTCGCGGTCGTACGCATACAGGTTGTAGATGCCTTCGACACCCGGCAGCAAATGCCCGAGGATCGCTTCGCCGATCTCTGCCGGGCAGCCGAGCGAAGCCAGAATCGTGCGCCCCGTTCTGCGCAAATCGTGAGGTGCCCACTTCGTCACGGGCAACCGCGCACGTTCGTGATCCGGGTAGGTCTTGCAGTACGGCATGCGGTAGTGCACCGCCACTCCAATCGTCTTCTGCTCGACGTAGCCCATCCGGCCCCGTGAAGGAAACAGATACCCCTTCGGGGTCGCCTCGAGCCGCCTTCGGACTACATCCTTAGCACGGCCGCACAAGGGCACACGAAGGTCCATCGCGTTCTCATGACGCGCGTTCTTGGTCTTCGCCTTAGGCACCGTCCACCACCAGCCGTCTTTCTCTTGGGTGATCTCTTCGGCCTCCATAGCCATGATCTCGGCACCGCGGGTGCAGGTCCACAGATATAGCGTCAGCGCGTCGTCGGCCAAGCGCGTAAAGTTTGGAAGCCAGCGGATCAGCGTGCCGACCTCGGAGTCCTTGAGAACGCGCTTCACCGGCCCGATTGATTCGCCCTGCAGCTTGCGGCCTTTGCTGCGCAGCTTGCCCCGCATGATTAGGCGCCACCAGTTCGGCGTCTCCTCGGGAATGCGGCCCGCGTCCAACGCATAGTCCCAAGCCGCTCCCAGCTCGCCGCGGATGTTCGCAGCCTGCACCGGGGTCTTCGCCAGCCCCTCCAGGAAGCTGAAGGCTTGGGACCGCTTGAGCGTTGCGGCCGCTGCGAGTCCCAAGTCGCCCAGGTTCTGATCCATCATGCGCCGCACCTCGGCCGCGCCCTTCTTCTTGCGGTGCACGTCAATGTGGCCGTTTAGGTAGTCGTCGACAAGGCGGCGCACGGTGTAGACGCCCGCGCGGGCTTCCTTTACCGCAACCACCTTCTTTGCCCTCTCGGCCTTTTGGTCGAGCGCTGGATCCACGCCCGCCTCGCGCAGGGCCCGCAGCTCTTCCCACGCGGCCGCCGCCTTGGGCAGCGACATCGCCGGCCAGCGTCCGATCTTGCGCTGGCGCATGTTGCCGTCGACGGGGGACTTGAAGCGGTAGACCCAGGTGCGCGTCGTGGGCGTGGCCTCAAGGCGCAGCCCGGGATAGCCGTCCACCATAATGTGCTGGCCGGGCAGCAGCGCTTTCGCAGCGTGCGCGTTGAAGTGCATGGAAAGTTCCGGCGGCGTAGGTTTCCTGATGACCCGTCACGCCCCTTGGCGTAACTTTGAAGGTCAGCAGCTGAAAAAGCTACGCCAGCGCCGAAAGTGTAGCCACGTTTTCTAGAGCTTCCGCAAGTTGAACAACTCAGTCACAGATCGCGAAATCCCCAATGAAATCAAAGGGATGAATGAAAAAGGCCTTGAAAATCAAGGCCTTGGCAAAGACGCATTTTTTGGGCACACGCCGATGATGGCGCAGTACCTGGGCCTCAAGGCCAACCATCCGGACACCCTGCTGTTCTACCGGATGGGCGATTTCTACGAGCTGTTCTGGGCCGACGCCGAAAAGGCCGCGCGCCTGCTCG